TTACCAGGAAACCATTGATCTACACCCCTATATAATGTTACCATTTCTTCACCAGATTCCTTTGCTATTTTTAATGCCCTCTTAGCTGATACTGTTTGCCCAATAAAAGGAATGATTGCAGCAGCAGATAATCCTGCAGCTCCCCACTCTCCTTCTGCAGCATATAATAAAGCATCAGCTGCATCAGCTACATTACCAAGAGCAGGAGTAAAACCAGCTACCATAAGCATATTATGAATATCATCACTAGTTACCTCTGCTTTATCTCCCAATAGATCTACAGCCGTCTTATCGGCTGTAGCATAATTCATGCTATTAAATGCATTTCTATCTATGCTGTTACCCAACTTTTTGCCCTCGGAGTATTTTTATAAAATGTTCCATCTTTATTCTCCAAAATACCTTTAGGTGGATGAGCATATTTACAAGCATACGCTAAAGCGTCAATAGTATCATCATGCCCCATTCTTGGGCCAAAGGTTATAACTTCCTGCTGAAGATCGTACATATCTTTGCGTAAATGTACCGAGCGGATTGCAAACCTTTGTGCAAGTATTTCTTGAATCCTGTCTCTTTTTGACATCCTGGTTCCTGGTTTTTCAGCTGTATATTTAACAGAGAAATCATTTTTGCGTCGCATTTCCGCAACCATTGCTTGAAAAATTGGCCTTGACATACTCGTCTCTTCAATTGTAAAAAGATTTGGATGGTAAATCCTGTTATACTTAAAAATGTAATCCACAATTCCCTTTTTAGCTTCACCGGGTATCCCCAGAACAGATAATGAACGCTTCCGTATATACTCAAGTACATAAACGTTATTATCAATATCAACGCCCACAAAAAGTATAACGCTGAAATCGCTATCCCTACGAGCGGAATCAGTAGCAGGGTCCACACCCGCAAAGACATGAATCGGCTTAACGTCGCCCTCGGATGTATGAATATAGCTGATATTAGTTTCGTCATCATGAACAAAAGTACCATCCCAATATTTAATATGCTCTCTCGTAAAGATCGCATCATCCGCACTCTGAACCTCCATCATATATTCCTGGTAGAATTTCTGTGGCTGTCCTGAATCTACATAAAACTTTTTCTTTCTCTCCATCTCCTTGTGACCAAACCAATCTGGCCATAAAGGAGTTCCATCTGACTGTATAGCCTTGTAAGAGATTACTTTCCAGCTGAAATCTGCTCCCGAAGCATCCGCTTTATCTTTACCAGTAAGAATGTTGGCAATAAAGCTGTCATAATGCACAGGCGTACCATTAATACGAAGACGGCCCGACTGTGGTTCCAGAGCAGGGAAAACAACAGCCGTAACAAGATTGCTGATTTTATTACGAGACTCTGGTGTAATGGTATTATTCTCATCTTCAAAATCATCCAAGACGATGAGATCATACCGTTTATGGAGCTTTGCACCTCCACGTATTCCCGAAAGATTTGATTTAGAGATGAGCTTACATCCATTTTGTAACTCTATATCGTCTTCTGTCCATTTTTTCCCCTTTAAACTACCAAAATAATACAAAAATTTATCATTATATTCCAAATGATATTTTACATAATCCAAATTAGGCACGGATATCTTACTAGAAGCAGCGACCCAACCATAAAATAAAGGCTCAGTAGCAAAACAGAAATCATGCAATATGCTACATTTCGTAAGAACAGTCTTACCATGACCCCTGGGTAAAATAACTGCAAGCTGTCTAACCTCGAGATCATTTACAGCATCAGAAACTATGTAATGAAAAAAAGGTGTTTCAGAACGCATAAAATCATCAGGAAGAAATAACTTCCCAAATGCAATGAGGTCATTCTTCGCCAACTCTAATACCTCTTCTGCCTTAGAGACATCCTGGGTATTAATCATTGCCATTATTAGCCTAGCGGTTTCTTCATTTTACGACCTATCATCTTACGCATTTCTGGCGATAAGCTCATATAGGCACTTCTGACTGCTTCCTTACTCTTGGGGCCTATCTGACCATCAATCTTCAGAGGCGGTGGAGATACATTGCCTGCTTTATTTGCAACAACCTTATTATACATATTCAAAGAATTCTGAAGAAATCTTGCATCCTCATCATCAACAGCTGGAATAACGCTTTTATTCTCTTCAGCTGCTGCATTGTCTATGAACTGATCTTCGGGAGATTGCCGAACATTAGGATCACCACCACCATTACGTGCTTGCTCCATAAAATCCTGCACCATATTACTCTTATCTTTATTAGTATATTTCATTATTTACCTTTCCTTATAAGGGATTAACCGATTCAATGCAGCTCTACGCTTCGCGCATCCACCACATTCTTCCAAACTAGGAGCTACGGCCTTTATAGCTTTAGCTATAGTATCACCAAACCCCTTACTATATTTATCACCAATTGTTGCCACTATTTACCTTCCTGATACTTATTCTCTGGATATCTATAGGATAAAGATCCTGTTTCTTCACCATGGACCTTTCCACCTTTAGTCTTATGTTTCTGACCCACCGGGTGAGGTTTCCCACTTTGCGGTCAGATATGATGTCCTTTTTTCATCTATTCATCCGATGCTGCATAAATACTTAATGCTTCCAGCCCTATTAACTTATCCCAATATGCTGTATTTGGTTCTACTCCTAGTCCTAATAATTTATCCGAAGCTTGATTAAATGCATCCAATGCTACAGGATTTCTATCTTCATATTGTGACCATATAGAGGCTATTCTATCTGGCATATTTAAATCCTGGTTTAACATTAAATCTGTTTCTGACCCTGGATTTGCAACTAACTCATCCACAGAAGGAATCATATTATCACTGTCTAGAAGCATAGTTCCCTCTTCATATGTATATTCTGGTTTATATATTCCTTGCTCTTCCAGTTCCGTTTCTATATCTGCCCTATATTGCGCATCCCATCTATCACGTAAACTTTCCTGCTCATAATAAGTATCCCATTCTGTTCCCTGTTGGAATGCGGCCCTCTGCCCCTGTTGCTCACTATACTTAGAATTAGCCATTAAATTTCCATATCCTGTCATATATCCAGCCCCGCTCTGTCCCCCACTTAGATCCCACTCGCGAACATAACCAGGTTCACCGCCATAATGACCCGTAGTCATAAACATATCCATTTGATTGCCATCTGCATCAAACTCAACTGGCATATTATAATCTGGGACATCCAAAGTCCCCTCAACTTCATTAAAGGTCCATCCATAATCCTCTAAGGCTTTATTATCAGAGTAATCTACACCTTCATAATTCTTAAACTTTACAGTACCACCTTGCCCTGACTCATTAGGAATCCACTCTGCACCACTGTGCCCACCGGAATCATCTGTTACCATTTTATATAATGCTTTTGTCTGATCCGTCTTTTTATCGCCCCAATCCTCAAATTCATCCCAGGCCTCATCAGGGATATCCCATACTGTATGTCCTTGATATTGATCTGTATAAGTTTCCAATTCTACAGAATGACCGGTTAAATTTCCTTCATCATCATAAATGCCATACTTTTCATCTAAAAACTCTTTACGCTCAGCAGAAGTAGCCTTTATCATATGTCCATATAAATTATCTCCTCCTGTTGACATTGGAACCAAGTCATCCGTCCAAACATCCCGCAGAGTACCCTCTGGTTCATCAATTGCCTCAGGTCTTCCACTCCATCTTTCTACATATTCAGGACTAGTAGCTATATCTTCTCCCGCATCAGTCCATATATCTAATTCTTCCTGATCCATTGTTTTTCCAGCGTAACCAATATCTTCCAACCTAGGATCATCGTCTAACTTATACGGAGTATCACTTAAAGCTGCAAATTTTGTCTGCTTACGATCATAACCAGTTGTAACTACTTGACCTGACCCAACAGAATGCACTGCATCTGCAAAGGTTCCATCCGTGTCTGCCGGATTCTTAAACTGTGTTTTACTCCAATCCCCATCTTTTTCATTGTTCACAAAGGCAGAAACAGTAGATCCTTCTCCCCATCTATAATCAGTTTGAGCAATAACCTCTGTATCGGTACCAAATGCAAAGGATAAATTAACACAAGCTCCACCTTCTCCCTGTTGACATGCACCATAGGCTACCTGATCAAATTGATCATACAAGCCTGCATCTTGGATAATATTCTTCCAGCCTGCAGGAGACACCTTACCAAATGTACCTCCCTCTCCAGTTTTTGCAGTCCCAAGAGATGCATGCCCCATAACAAACAATTTAGTGCCAGGAGTAACAAAAGCACCTCCACTCTTATCTTCAGCTCCAGCAACTATATTAAATGCATTCTCTATCTGTGTCTCTCCAGAACCCACAACTACCAGGTATTCCGCAGGCTTACCACCAATTATAGGATTATTTTTTGCAAAATCATGAGCTTGAGTTGGGAATTTTGAGCCTGTTGGATCATGATAGGGTAGGCCATTTAAAAAGGATATCTGATCTTTATTCGCCTCAGCAAAGATAACAATCTTAAATGTATCAGAGGTATCGGGAACATTACTAAAATCTATAATATGACTGTTATTATGACTCATCTTTTCCCTTTTCCAATACTTTATGATCTGCTTCCTCAAGCATCTCAGGAGTAAACCCCTGAAATAATGCTCCTGTGACCTGGGTCACACTTGTCCTGTTCTTATCCTCCAGATCTAAGATGTCACTTAACTTAAAAAGCGCCCGTAAGCGCACATCTTCTTTTTCTGCATTTTTAGAGGTATACTGGATATCTTCTAATACAGACTTAGGCTCTATACCTAACTCTTCGCATATTGGTTTTAACTCTTCCTTCATAGCTGTAAAAATCCTTTCAGTCTTAACAAGCGTTGCAGACTTCTCTGTGGCATAGCGCATATTGTTTGTAGGGTATGACTTTAAATAAGCATCCCTAGGGCTAAAGCCTGAAGATAAATAAGCAACAAAAAGCTTTTCATGTGTACTAAGCTTAGTCCGGTCCAAGAGGATGTCATCGGGCACCTTATTCCCACTAAAGGAATATATATTGGTACGCTTACTGGTATCCATCCTGACATTAGGAGTTACCGGGAATGTCCCAGTGCAGATACCTACATATTCTCTGACCTTCTTTTTACCTTTCGCACGTAACATCTGGCCCCTGCGAATCACCTGGACAATACATCCATCATCAGCAAGAACCCAGTCGCCAATCTGACCATCACGCCATTTCTCCATAATCCTTAGCCCTGGAGGAAGCTCGTCACGACTCTCATACACTTTGTGAGTTACTCTATTAACTTTATATGTTCTCATCTGTGCATGCATCTAAGTCGCAACCGAAGGTTGCACAGCCCGTAGGGCTGTATTAACTTTCTGCAATTAATCCCTTTTTGATAAGTTTCTGCAATATCTCATCATCGTAATATTCAGGGTCAACCTGTACTTTGTACATCGTAGTAGGAGTATCCTCTGTTACCTCCTCCTCAATATACTCTATCTCATCCGTCTTTTCATCATAGACAATTGTCAATTGATATACTTTCATGTAACCCCTTTCTAAAACACTAGTAGTAATTTACTAGGTTTATATTTAAAAATCAAGCTTTTTTTTCAGCTGTAAGTACCTGTCCTTACAGAACTTTTTAAATACCGACCAGCGAGTCGGAATCTGAGTGCTCAATCCTAGAATGGTTTCACGGTATTCAGCAAAATTTTCAAACTCACCCTGCATATTCATATAATCCTGAAATATGCGTGTAAGGTCGTA